AATGGTTTTCTTGCAGTCAATAATCCACAAGTTTCCGGTGATGGCATCAACAACACAATTTATGTTCATGCAACAGCAGAGGCGGAATTATGATTATATACAAATTAAGTAGAGAGGGTTTGTGGGCTTTAAAGTTAGTTGACGATGTTGATACCGGTCAGTGGGTAAACACAGAAACCAACCAAACTTACTTAGAGTGGCTTGCTGAAGGCAATACTCCAGAACCTGCTGACGAACAGAACTAAATACAAATATGAGCTACTTAGGATCAAATCTCCAAACAGGCGACCCAACCAGAACTATCGCACAACCATTAGATGCAGATAGATTCTCTGGTAATGCTTCGACTACAGTTTTTACTTTATCAAGAGCAGTTGGCTACCCAACAGATATTGAAGTAGTTGTAGAGAATGTTCAGCAAGAACCAACTACAGCATTTACTGTTAATGGTACTACTCTTACATTTACAGAAGCACCACCTATTGGTACGAATAACATTTATGTTATTTACCAACAATCAAACAATAACGCACAAGTAACTCTTGCTGATGGTTCTGTTACCTATGCAAAGTTGGCAAACAATATTCGTTTGTTTACTTCTGATAACTTAACACCAAACGGCAATAACTCAGTATTTACTTTGAGTGAACCACCTGCGGATGCAAACACAGTATTCGTAACAGTTGATGGTGTTGTTCAAAGAGCACCAGTACACTATACAACATCTGGTACTACAATCACATTCACCTCTGCACCTCCTGCAAGTTCCAATGTACATGTGAGACATTTAGGTTTCAGAACATCAACAACAGTAACAGCAATTCCAGTTGGCACATATATTCCACAGCCAAACATTGCGGCGCCAACGATTACTGGTAACATGACTGTGACTGGTAATGTGAGTGCGGCCGTTTTTACTGGATCAGGTTCTGGAATTACCGGACTATCCCAAGAGGTCGGGCAGTGTCGATTGGTGAGAACAAGTGCTACTGTTTTAACGCTAACTCCAGTTGATGGTCAGTTCATTAAGATTGCTGGAGCAATCTACGCTATCCCATCTGCTGGTGTAACGCTTTCAAACAGCGGTTTGTCGGTATCGACTCTTTATTACATTTACGCTTCTATTTCGGGTGGTAACGTCACTCTGTCTGCAAGCGCAACTGCATATGCAACAGACACAACAGCAGGTAATGTGGGAGTAAGAATCAAGTCGGGAGACAACGCTTTTACTTTGGTTGGCATGATTTACACAAGTGCTGCATCGCAGTTTGTTGATACAACCGGCAATCGACAAGTTTTGTCTTATTTTAATAGGCGTGATAGACATTTTTCTGCCTCAGCAAGTAATTACTCTACTGCAAGTACAGCTATGGTGGTTGTCACCCCGATATTAATTAGTAGTTTAAATTGGGCGGATGATGGAATTTGTGTTTGGCTTGCTGGGCAAGCGGGTATGACAGGCAGCTATGCGTTGCAACAAGCTGTTTTTGATAATAGTACATCTAATACTTACGGTGTTTACCAATACATTTACATAACAGGGGCGACCACCAATTTCCCCAATTTGATAGGTGGGTGGCATCAACCGGCCGAGGGTTTTCATTCATACTACATGGCGCTTGGTGCGGTTTCAGGTAGCGGGACAACTTCTATCAATAATATGTCTGCCACAGGCTATGTAAGAGGATGATATGAACCACGAAATAATTTTCAAACTAAATCCAACTGTTGTCACTATTCGTGGCGATGAAGCCTATGACATTGACAACAATCTAGTGCAGTACAACAAGGCTGCTGTTCAGGCATACATTGATGCAAATTCTTATCAAGCCAAACGAGCATCAGAATACCCACCAATGACTGACTACCTTGATGGTATTGCCAAAGGTGACCAAGCGCAAATCGACAAATATATTGCTGATTGCTTGGCAGTAAAAACTAAGTATCCAAAAGTTTAAGAGAATATAAATGCCAATTCAAACAGCAATAGACAGTATTAGTAATAGTCAAGGGTCTCCGTTTGGCTTTAAGAACCGTATTATAAACGGTGCCATGGTTATTGACCAGAGAAATGCGGGGGCGAGTATTACGCCTACTATTGGACAATTCTCAGTAGATAGATTTAGCGCTCAATTATCTCAATCATCAAAATATACTGTACAGCAAAATGCTGGCTCTGTTACTTTGCCAACAGGCTTTAGTAATTATTTGGGCGTTACTTCATCAAGTGCATATTCTTTAGTCAGTAGTGATTTCTTCTTTATTACTCAAAGTATTGAAGGTTTTAATTCAGCAGACTTAGCTTTTGGTACTGCATCAGCATCAACAGTGACGCTATCGTTTTGGGTTCGTTCAAGTTTGACAGGTACTTTTGGTGGGTCTTTAAGGAATTCTGCAACTAATCGCAGTTATCCATTTAGTTACACAATTTCTGTGGCAAACACTTGGGAACAAAAAACAATAACTATTGCTGGAGATACATCAGGCACTTGGATTGGGGCAACTAATGGGGTTGGTATATATGTGGCATTTTCTCTTGGTACGGGTTCAACATATAGCGGAACTGCTGGTGCTTGGTCTGCTAGTAACCTTGTTTCTGCCACAGGCGCAACGAGCGTAGTCGGAACAAACGGTGCAACTTTCTACATCACAGGCGTACAGCTTGAAAAAGGCACACAGGCCACGGCATTCGATTATCGTGACTATGGAAATGAATTGAGATTGTGTCAGAGGTATTTCATTACAGATTTATTTGTTTGGGTTGGCGGCGGTGCAACTCCAGCTGCAACCAATAGAAACTATGTAGCAATAACTACATTTCCAGTTACAATGAGAAGTACACCAGTAATCACAAAAACTGGAACAGAAACACTTTCAAATATGAACGCTGGTACTTTTGATTTTACTACCGCACAACGCACTAGATATATTGCAACGAATAATGTAGCTAATGATGCTGGTGCATATACAACTTTTAATGCTGCAATTGAATTATAAAGGTATAAAATGTATAAATTAGTAAAAAATTTTATGACAGGTGAAATAAATGTGGTTGAGAAAATAGAATCCCGTTCTTTTATTCCTTTTAATTTGGATTGTAATGAGTATCGTGAATACTTAGCATGGCTTGCTGAAGGCAATACTCCAGAACCAGCTGACGAACAGAACTAAATACAATTATGTCATATCTAGGTAATCAAATTCAAGGTGGTTCATTTCAATCCGAATATTTTTCGGGTGATGATACTACGACCGCATTTACTCTATCATATCCAACAGGTTCAGAGTCATCTGTTATTGTATCCGTTTCTGGTGTAAAACAAAAAACAGATTCTTATGCTTTGATTAATGGTCAGATTGTATTCACAGAAGCACCACCAACAGGCGCACAGAATATTGAGTTGACATATATGGGCAGTAAAGTTACTGTTACACCATATCTTTCCGCAGATACATATGGTATCGTCAGAATTAATGCTAGTACACTCACTGAAAATGTTAGCATTACCACAGGGTATAACGCAAGTTCGGCCGGGCCCCTTACAATTGCGAACAACGTAACGGTGACCATTGCTAATAATGCCACTTGGACAATAATTTAAGGTAAAAAATGGCAGGAAAAATAATTGCCGATACAATTCAGGCTGCAGGTTCTTACATAACATTGAATGTTGGTAACGTAACCATACTTACAGCTAACAGTACCGGTTTGACATTAACACCAAGTTCTAATCTTAACTTCAATGTTACGAATAGTATTTGGACAGCATCACCAGGATCCAACTCTGCACCAAGTCTTACTTTCAGTGGTAATACTTCAACTGGTATATTTTTCCCATCTACAAACACTGTAGCGATTAGTACTGCGGCAACAGAAGCTCTCAGAGTTGATTCTGCGGGTAATGTGGGTATTGGTACTGCTTTGCCGGGTGCTAATCTTGATGTTCAAGCAAGCACAGGCCCATACGTCCGCATAAAACCATCGACAGGCACAAGTTATGGTTTTCTTGGTTTTTCTAATACTGGCGGCGATTTCAATATTGGCAGAGAATCAAGCACAGGCGGAAGTTTATTAACTGGAAGCAGTGCCTATGCCTCTGTTCTGAATTCATTTGGCGCATACCCAATGCAGTTTGGAACAAACGGTGCGCTGGCGATGACTATCGACTCCTCTGGTAATTTGGGGATTGGAGAGTCTGCATCAATAGTTAGAAAATTGTGCATTACTGCATCTGGAACAACTGCAACAACCAGAGCGGGTATACAGTTAAAAAATGAAGTTGGAACAACAGCCGAAATATATCAAGGGCCAACATCAAATAATGCGCTCATTTTTGAAGAAAACGGCTCTGAGCGTATGCGTATCGACACCAGCGGTAGCTTGCTAATAGCGACTACAAGTTCTTCAACCACAAGCGTAGGTGCTGGTTTTCAACTTTTAGGCGCAGGAGTGAATGGAGCCTATGTCAATATTGGTCACACTAGCGGAGCGGCTTCTGGCTACAGCTACCTTATTTTTTCCTATACTAACTCTACAATTGGCGGCGTACAGCAAAACGGAACTACTGGGGTCACTTACGCCACCACTTCCGACTACCGCCTGAAAAACACAATTACCCCAATGACAGGCGCACTGGCAAAAGTGGCGCTACTCAAACCCTGTACCTACAAGTGGAATTCAGACGGCTCTAATGGCCAAGGTTTTATTGCACATGAGTTGCAAGAAGTGGTTGGGGACTGCGTTACTGGAACCAAAGACGCAGTAGATGCTGAAGGCAACCCTGTATATCAAGGCATTGACACATCATTCTTGGTAGCAACTCTAACAGCCGCAATCCAAGAACTCAAAACAATCGTTGACGCACAAGCAGTAGAAATCGCTGCACTTAAAGCAAAATAAGGTATAACCGTGGCAAGTACAATTAAAGTAGATTCGATACAAACTGACACCGGAAACATTGCGTTTTCCACTGTTGCATCTGAGCGCCTGCGTATTGATAATAATGGTAACGTGGGTATTGGTACGAGTTCGCCAAGCAGTTATGGTTTGCTTACTGTTTTATCTTCAACTGCTGGCTCTGCAAAAATATCCATTCAAGACACATCTGGTGGCGCTTCTCCAGCGCCTTTAGTTCAGTTTGGTGTAAACAGTTCTAACGGATTTAATACAGCAGATGCCGCAAGGATATGGACAACATCTCCATCATCTACTACTGCCGCACTTAACTTTGCCGCATACAGCGGTGGCGCACCTTCTACTGCTCAGATGACGTTGACTGGTGGTAATGTGGGGATTGGTACAAGTTCGCCAAGTACATATGGCAAGTTTGCTGTTGTTTCTTCAACTGCTGGTGCGGCAAAAATATCTATTCAAGATACATCGGGTGGAAGCGCCTCTCCTTTGCTTCAATTTGGCATGAATGATTCCAGCGGATTTAACACATCAGACGCTTCAAGAATATGGACAACTGCCGCAAGTTCTACTGTTGCAAGTCTGAACTTTGCCGCATATAACGGTAGCCCACCATCTACCGCTCAGATGACGCTAACAGGCGGTAACTTGCAATTCAACTCAGGCTACGGTTCTGTTGCCACTGCATACGGCTGTCGTGCTTGGGCAAACTTCAGTGGCGTAGGCAGTGTGACTGTTCGTGGAAGTGGTGGTGTAACTTCTATTGCCTATACTGCGGCTGGTAAATATACTGTAAGTTTATCAACCACTTTAACTGATCTTAACTATTCTTTGGTTTTGGGGTGTTGTGGTTTGGGTTCCGGTACCGGAGGCAAAATTCTTGTTGAAGATACCGGTGCAAGTAGCGCATTAAGTAGAACATCATCTTCTTTTGTTTTGATAAATAGTTATTCGTTTGTCAACCCTGGTGCTGGTGAAACTAACAATTCAATCTCCAGCAATTTTGCCGTTTTTAGATAAGGAAAAATTATGACACAAGTAATTATTTACCCAAACGATGAAGGCTGGTTATCAGTTGTTACTCCTGCACTAGAATGTGGATTATCTGTTGAGGAAATAGCTCGCAAAGATGTACCAGCTGGTAAACCATATCATATTATTAATGTAAACCAACTACCACAAGAACATATGTTTTTTGAGGCATGGGAGGCTGACTTCTCAAATCCTGATGGAGAAGGCATTGGACATGAAGCATGGTTTGCCGAACAAGTCGTTAAGGAATAAGCATGATTACTATTAATATTACTAAAGCAAAAGATATTGCTCATAACATTCGCCGTGCAGCTCGTACTGAAGAAATGAAACCACATGATGAAGTTATTATGAAACAGATTCCTGGTAATGATTATACACAAGCTGAAGCTGCAAGAGCCGCAATCAGAACAAAATATGCAGAGATGCAAACAGCAATCAATTCTGCAACTACAGTAGACGAGATTAAATCTGCACTGCCACAAGGATAAAAAATGGCTGGAAATATAGTAACCGATAGAATACAAACCGATACTAGTTATGTGTCAAGTTTAGCTATTGAGACTAATGGCGCTGAGCGCCTAAGGATTGATTCTAGCGGTAATGTTGGTGTTGGTACTGCTTCGCCAAGCTATAAGCTGGATGTTGTTGGCGCATCTAGTGGCGCATCTGTCATTTCCAGAACTTACAACTCTGACACAGGTGCGGCATCTGTTGGTCAATTATTGATTTCTACGGGCGGTGGAGTTTCAACAACTTTATTCAGTTATGGAACATCTTCGGGGTATGTTGGGACAACTTCAAATCATCCTGTTGCTCTTATCACCAACAACACAGAGCGTATGCGTATTGATGCGAGTGGTAACGTATCAATTGGTACCACTTCTTCTACAACAAAATTATATGTTGCTGGTTCAGCTGCATCAAACAACTATACATTAACTGACGCAGCAACAATTACTCCTGATTTCTCACAGTCTAACAATTTTACTATTACTCTTGGTGGTAATCGTACAATGGCAAACGCAACGAACATGACAGTAGGTCAATCAGGTGTTATGTACATTACACAAGACGGTACTGGTTCTCGTACACTCGCATGGGGTACAGCATGGGACTGGCCAAATGGTGGTGTTCCTACTCTTACAACTACAGCCTCTGCGGTTGATGTTATCGTATATACTGTTAGGACTTCTACAAGTATTGTTGCTCAGTTGATACCAAATATTGGATAATTATGTCTTTACCTAGTGAAATTAATAGCGCTATGATGGGTGGTGGGGGTTATCAAATTAGCCGCAGTGTGCGTCTGCGTAATAGTGCATCTGCTTACTTCAATAGAACACCTGCAAGTAATGGAAATCGTCAAATAATGACTTTTTCTTTTTGGATGAAACGTGGATTGCTGACGTATTCAGCAAATTATCTCAATTTGTTCAGCGCTTATCCGGGTACGTCTGCTAATGATACGATTGCATTTAGCCCAAGCAGTGATTCTTTGCGTCTTTATCTTAATGGTTCTACAAGCGCGGACTTAATTACAACGCAAGTTTTTCGTGACCCATCCGCTTGGTATCACATTGTTGTTGGCATTGACACCACACAAGCAACGGCATCAAACCGAATCAAAGTATATGTAAACGGAAGCCAGATTACTACTTTTTCTACTGCAACATATCCAACACAGAATTACAACACATATTGGAATAGTACAAGCTATGCCGCCGCAATTGGCGCAAACTTAAATGGCCCACAAGGATACTTTGATGGTTACCTTACCGAAATTAACTTTATTGACGGTCAACAATTAACACCATCATCGTTTGGTCAAACAAACGCTGTCACAGGCATATGGCAACCTATCAAATACGCAGGCACATACGGCACAAACGGCTTCTATCTGAACTTCAGCGACAACTCTGCCTCTGCTGCGGCCGCTATTGGCAAAGACTATTCTGGTAATGGTAACAACTGGACACCCAACAACATTAGCGTGACTGCTGGTGCTACCTATGACTCTATGTTGGATGTGCCAACACCTTATGCTGATGGTGGTAATGGTCGTGGAAATTATTGTGTTTTAAATCCTTTGGCTACAAACACAATAGGTGTAGCAACTTTAACCAACGGAAATTTAACTTTTAGCATACCAAATACATTTACCGCAATAGGTTCAATGTCTGCGACAAGTGGCAAGTTTTATTGGGAAGCGATTGCCACAAGCAATCCAGTTGGTGTTGGTTTAAAACAAGTTAATGTGCTTGACAGATATTCAAACACCATTTATTACATGGGTTCTTCGCTGTCTGCTTCTGGGGAAAAATATGTGAATGGCACTGCCTCTGCTTATGGTGCATCATGGACAACGGGAGATGTGATTGGCGTTGCCGTAGACATGGACGGTGGCACAGTGACTTTTTATAAAAACAATGCCAGCCAAGGGTCAATTGCGCTGAGTACGGCATCCATCAGCGAGTTTGTGCCTTCCTTTGTGTCGGGTGCGGGTGTGACTTTTGCTGGTAGCGCCAACTTCGGTCAACGCCCATTCACTTACACACCACCAGCAGGATTCCTTGCACTGAATACACAGAACCTACCAACGCCAACTATTAGAAATGGTGCTAATTACATGGCGGCTACATTGTGGACAGGTAACGGCACAAGTCAAGCAATCAATAATGCGGTAAACGGAGTTTCATTTCAGCCTGATATGGCTTGGGTAAAAGACAGGTCTTCCGCACGAAGTCATGTCTTAATTGATGCAGTAAGGGGAACAGGTCTTACTCTTTTCCCAAACGAAACAACTGCTGACCAATCAAATACAGACCGCATCACATCATTTAATTCAAATGGATTTAGTGTTGGCACAGGCCTTGGAACAAACGCAAACACAGAAACTTATGTTGGCTGGCAATGGAACGCTGGCGGCTCAACTGTAACCAACACATCTGGCTCTATCACATCAACTGTAAGCGCAGGGGCTACGCAAGGCTTTAGCGTGGTAACTTATACAGGCAATTCAACATCTGGCGCTACTGTTGGCCATGGTCTTGGTGTTGCGCCTAGCATGGTTATTGTGAAGGCACGAGGAACACCAAACAGCATAGCAAGAAGTTGGTTTGTTTATCACTCATCACTTGGTGGCACTAAGTTTATTTATCTTGATTTAACTAGCGCCGCTCAAACAGGAAGCACAGTATGGAACAACACAAACCCATCAAGCACAGTATTTACTTTGGGTAATGAAAATTCTGTAAATATGTCCGCTAACAACTATGTAGCCTACTGCTTCTCAGAAGTAGCTGGTTATTCCAAATTTGGTAGCTACACAGGCAATGGAAGTACAGATGGTCCTTTTGTGTATCTTGGGTTTAGGCCAAGATACATTCTTATTAAAGAAACTGATGCAGCCAATCAGTGGGTAATATTAGATACCTCCCGTGACACCTACAACTACACACGTAATGAATTGCAGGCAAATGCCAGTTCCGCCGAAATCGTAAACCGAAATGTTGACATCATTTCAAATGGGTTTAAGTTTCGAGAAGGCGCCGCTGGTAGTGGAGTAAATGCTAATGGCGGCACATACATATATGCCGCTTTTGCCGAAAACCCATTTAAATATTCTCTTGCTAGATAAGGAAAAAAATGTTTTTATTAGACGATAAACCATTACCATTAGACACTTCTTTTATTCATAATAACATCCAATATCCAGCAAACTGGTTAAGACTTGCCACACTTGAAGAAAAAGAAGATATTGGCATCACAGAAGTTGCCGACCCAGAATCATATGATGATAGATTCTATTGGGGTGTAAACAATCCAAAAGATTTAGAACAACTTAAATCAAATTGGAATAGACAAGTCAAAGATACCACAAATAAATTATTGGCACAAACCGATTGGATGATAATTAGAAAAGCAGAACGTAACATAGAGATACCAGCTGCAACAGTAATATATCGTGCAGCAGTACTTACTGAATGTACTAGATTGTTAACTGCAATTGAAGCATCATCAACTGTACCAGATTTAGTTGAAGTTGTCACAACTCAAAACTGGCCAGTCTCAGAATAACAAGATAGTTTGTCAATAACCCTGCTTCGGCAGGGTTTTTTATTTCCAATAATCTTGTTTGACTAAATAGACAATACCTCAAGGAGAATCAAAATTTCTGAATTTTTAGAACTCATAATTGAGCAAGGTGCAGATTTTTCAAAAGTCATTACTGTTAATGATTCCGCTGGTGTTGCTCAAAATATATTTTCATACACTGCTGCGGCTCAGCTTCGTAGGTCTTATTATTCTACAGGTGCCAATAATTTTACAGCCACAGTTTCTGATGGCGCAAATGGCAAAATAACCTTAACTATGACTTCTGCTAACACAACAAACTTAACGCCAGGCAGAGTAGTCTATGATGTTTTGATTACAAGCCCTACAAATGTAAAGACACGGGTTAGAGAAGGTATAGCCACAATTTCACCAAGCGTTACAAGATAATATAGGAAATAACCATGGCTAAACCTACAACAAGACAAACATTTAAAGACTACTGCCTTCGTAGACTTGGTCATCCTGTTATTCAAATTAACGTGGATGATGACCAAGTTGAAGACCGTATTGATGACGCACTTCAATTTTTTGAAGACTATCATTTTGATGGTTGCGAAAAACTTTACATGAAGCATCAGTTTACTCAAGCTGATATTGATAGACGTTGGATTTATTGTCCAGACCCTGTAATTTTTGTTACGGGTGTTCAACCATTTGATGATTCAAATTCCTCAGTCAATATGTTTGACTTGAGATATCAACTGCGTTTGCATGACCTCTATGACTTCACATCTGTATCGTATGTGTCATATGAAATTACAATGCAACATATTGCCACTTTGAACTTATTGTTCTCTGGCACTCCACAATTCCGTTTCAATCGTAAACAAAACAAAGTGTTCCTTGATATTGATTGGGACCGTGATGCACAATTAGGTAAATATGTTATCATTGAATGTTATCGTGCAATGAGACCAGATACAATCACATTAACTGGTACTTTAACAGGCACAACAAGTTCCAACACAATGACAGGAACTTCAACTACATTTGACCAAGAAATACTTGAAAATGATTTCATTACGTTGTCTGATGGACAAGAAGTTCAAGTTCGCAAAATTAATTCACCAACAAGTATCACACTTGCAAATCCTTTAACTACAAATGTTTCTGGTGTCACTATGACAAAAGCCGGTGTTACAGATGTTTGGAATGATAAGTTTTTAAAGAGATATGGTACCGCATTAATCAAATACCAATGGGGTTCTAATCTTTCCAAGTTTGCAGGTATTCAAATGCCTGGTGGTGTGACATTGGATGGTCCAAGAATCATGCAAGAAGCACAAGTTGAGATAGATAAGCTTGAAGAAGAAATGTATAACATGAGCAGTTTGCCTAGTGAAATCTTTACTGGATAAAGATGCCTACTAACGTATATTTTAATAACTTTCCGACAGACCAAATCACCAGTGAGCAATTACTGGTGGAGGATCTCGTTATTGAGGCCATGCAAATTCATGGTATGGATGTTTATTATCTACCAAGAACAAGCCGTGATTCTGTAGATATGTTATATGGAGAAGATACTCTCAAACAATATGTAACTGCATACTCACTTGAAATGTACCTTGAGAATGTTACAGGTATGGATGGTGAAGGTGATTTTATTTCTAAATTTGGTTTAGAGATTAGAGATGAAGTTACTTTATTGGTATCTCGCCGTAGATTCAAATATGCAACAGGTGCATCAAATCTTATTCGCCCAAGAGAAGGTGATTTGATTTACGCACCTCTTGTTCAAAACTTTTTTGAAATTACACATGTTGAAAGTGAAAATGACCAAGCAATGTTTTACACATTGGGTCGTGGTCGTGGTGGAAATGTATATGTTTATGCATTAAAAATGAAACAGTTCGTATTCTCTGAAGAAGTTATTGATACAGGTAATGATGAAATTGATGCACAGATTCGTGATGCCTATAAGAGAACACAACTTACATTAGCCGCAGGCGGTTCAGGTACATTTGTAGCAGATGAAATTGCTTACCAAGGATCAACTTTGGCAAATGCAACATTCCAATCAGTTGTTTATGATTTTACAACTGCAACAAGAAAATTGAATGTTATTCGCACAATAGGAACTTTTGCAAACAATACATTAACAAAAGGTGCAACAAGTGGTGCATCTTGGACTTCATTTGGTACTGCAAACACATCATACAATGACAATACTGCGTTTGAAGATATTATGGATAATTCTTTAATTGAAGGTGAATCAGATTCTATAATTGATTTTAGTGAATCCAACCCGTTCGGTGAGGCTTAAAAATGCTTGGTAATGCTACATTTTATAATAGAACAATACGCAAAATAGTCGTTGCGTTTGGCACAGTTTTTAATGACATTTATTTGGTTCGTTATACCAAAGATGGATTGACTGCAAAAGAAACTATTAAAGTTCCTTTGAATTGGGGTGCAAAAGAAAAATATATAACACGATTAACTGCCGACCCAACACTAACAAAATCAATTGCAACAGCTCTTCCTAGAATCTCGTTTGAGATGACAGGTATGAGTTATGATTCAAGTAGAAAATTACCTACTACAGTTCGTAATTTTTCTGCGAATAATGCAACTTCGGTAAAAACACAATATGTTCCTGTGCCTTATAATTTTGATTTCTCATTATCAATCTATGTAAGAAACACAGAAGATGGCACACAAATCTTAGAACAGATTTTGCCATTCTTTACACCAGACTTTAGTGTAACTGTGGATTTTGTGCCAGCTATGGATCCAAAATATGATATGCCTATTATTTTGAATTCAGTTTCAAATGAAGTAGATTATGAAGGTGACATGATGGCCACCAGAATGATTATTTGGAATTTAGAATTTACTGCAAAAGGACATATTTGGCCTCCAGTTAAAACTGATAAAATTATTACTACTGCTAACACAAACTTATACATTCAACCAAATAGTTTACTTGAACAACAAGTCTATGTTGACTTTGCAAATGGTGTTGGTAGATTCTCTGATTCAGAAACACTCAGAGTTGCTGGTAAAGATGTATATGGCACAGTTTCATATTTTAGTAATGTGAGTAATGGCATATTAGTTGTCAATTCTCTTAATGATTATTTGGAAGTTGGTGATGTTGTTCGTGGTGATTTAACTGGTGCAACATTCACAATTAAAACTGCTGATAAAGCGCCATTATTATTATCTAAAATAACCACAAGACCAAAACCATTGAACGCTGAACCTGATGATGAGTTTGGATTCTCTGAAACAATAACTGATGGACCGGCTACATAATGAATAAATTGAATAAAACGCTATCAGAGGTTCTTGATGTTGAACCTATTGATTATCAAACAACAGAAATTGTTCAAGTAAAAACACCTGTTGAGGATGATGCCGAATTCGCACGAACAAATATTAGAGATTTGATTTCAAAAGGTAATACTGCAATTGACAATCTGCTTCAAGTTGCTACTGCATCAGAACATCCAAGAGCATATGAAGTTGCCGCAGGGCTAATTAAAAATCTTGGTGATTTAAATAAAGATTTGTTAGAGATTCAGAAACGCAAAAGAGATTTGGATCCAACACAATCAAAAGGCAATTCAACTACGAATATAGATAAAGCTGTGTTTGTTGGGTCAACAACTGAACTTGTTAAGTTTTTAAAGAACAATAAATAGGATTACTATGGAACAACTAATACAACAACTTAAAGTAATTTTAGGTACAAACTTTGCTTTGTACCTGAAGTCACACAACTATCATTGGAACATTGAAGGTCCTAATTTTCCTCAGTACCATGATTTCTTAAACACATTTTATACTGAAGTGTTTGCACAAATTGATCCTATTGCAGAACACATAAGATACTTAGATTCATATGCACCAGGTTCTATGGAAAGATTTTTAGAATTGGCAGATATTGAAGAAGCAGTAGATGTTATTCCTTCATCAATGGATATGATGACGCAATTAAAATCAGACAATGACCGTTTTATCATACACCTTCGTGCAGGTATTGTTGCTGCTGAACAAGCAAATGAACCAGCAGTAGGTAATTTCTTACAAGACCTTCTTGGTGCTCACCAGAAGAAGGCATGGATGTTAAGAAGTATTATTAAATAATATGATTGATGCTGGCGGATATCTTGGAAATTCAAACTTAAAACGAACTGGTGTAGAAATATCTTACACCGAGGAACAAGTTGCCGAGATTATAAAATGTACTGAAGACCCTGTTTACTTCATCAGAAATTATGTTAAGATTGTTAACGTAGATAGAGGTCTTATTCCATTTGAAATGTGGCCGTTTCAAGAGGACATGGTCAAAACATTTCACGATAATCGTTTCTGTATTGCAAAGATGCCTCGACAGGTTGGTAAGACAACTACGACTGTCGGTTATATGTTATGGTCTGTATTGTTCCAAGATGACTACAGTATTGCCATTCTTGCTAACAAAGGTTCTCTTGCTCGTGAAATTCTAGGTCGTATTCAATATGCATATGAATATTTACCATTGTGGTTGCAACAAGGTATTATTGTTTGGAACAAAGGTAATATTGAACTAGAAAACAAATCTAAAATTGCCGCATTTGCAACATCAGCCTCTGGTGTTCGTGGTGGTTCTTACAACTTAATTTTCCTTGATGAATTTGCTTTCGTTCCAAAAAACATGGCAGATGAATTCTTCACATCAACATACCCTGTTATCTCTTCTGGTAAAACTACCAAAGTTATTATTGTTTCAACACCATACGGATTGAACCATTTCTACAAGATGTGGGTGGATGCGATAGAAGGTCGTTCTACTTACAAACCATTGGAGGTTCATTGGTCGCAAGTGCCAGGTCGTGATGCGGCTTGGAAGGATGAAACAATACGAAACACTTCTGAGGAACAGTTCCGACAAGAGTTTGAAACTGAGTTTATTGGCTCATCAGCAACTCTTATATCTGGTGCTAAACTCCGTAGTCTGGCATTTCACAACCCACTATCCTCAATTGAAGGTTTTGATATATATGAAGAACCTATTAAAGACCACCTCTATATTGCCACAGTAGATTGTGCCGAAGGTGTTGAACAGGATTACTCCACCATCAATGTGTTAGATGTATCTCAAACACCTTATAGACAAGTCGCTAAATATAGGAATAATAAATTACCTTTATTGTTTTTCCCAACTGTAATCTATTCGATTGCAAAGAAATACAATGAAGCATATGCTTTGATTGAAACTAATAATATTGGCCAACAAGTGGTTGATATTCTACACTATGATTTAGAATACGAAAACATTTATAAACTAGAACATCATCACATCAAAGGTCAAAGTATTTCTGGAGGATTTAGAAGAAATACATCTTTTGGTATCAAAACAACAAAATCAGTCAAAAAAATTGGATGTGCCAACTTAAAAACATTGGTAGAAAACGATAAACTGATTGTAAATGATTTTGATACCATTGCCGAGATGAATACTTTTGTTCGAATCCGTGACAGCTATGCTGCGGAAGAAGGAAATAATGACGATTTGGTCATGGGCCTGGTTATTTTTGCATGGTTGACGGCACAAACATTCTTTAAAGACAGTACTAACATTGACATAAGAAAGTTAATGTTAGCAGAACAGAACATGTTGGTTGATGAAGATTTAGCTCCAGTAGGTATATTTGATAACGGACTCAAAGAAGAAATCACTATTGATAGTACTAATGGAGATGTTTGGTCTGAAAAAGGTTATACCTCATCCTCAAGTTTCTAAAAAACTAAATAGACGATAAAAGAAAAATTGACTCATACTTTTAAGGGAGAAATCCAATGGCATTTCAGCTATCACCAGGAGTAACAGTATCAGAAATTGACCTGACTACAGTTATTCCTTCCGGCGCTACTTCAATTGGCGCATTTGCGGGACCGTTTGCGTGGGGTCCAATTGATCAAATTATAACAGTTTCAAGTGAATTACAACTTGCTAAAAGTTTTGGTAATCCAAATTCATCCAATTATGAAAACTGGTTTTCTGCCGCAAACTTTCTTGCATATTCAAGCAACCTAAAAGTTGCTCGTGCAGTAAACATATCAACCACACGAAACGCATCTGCCAACGGTGGTAATAATGTGGTACTTATTAGAAATGAAGATGATTGGTTAGATAATTATTCTAGTGGCAATTCTGCATTTGGTGTTGCCTTTGCTCGTTATGCGGGTGTTATTGGCAATACACTAGCAGTTTCTTTTTCTGATGCTAATACTCACTCAGCATGGGGATATGCATCTTTATTCACCTCTGCTCCAGGAACATCTACATATGTTTCAAATAAGGGCGGTTCATTTGATGAATTACATGCGGTAGTTATTGATGAAGACGGCCTATTTTCTGGCACAAGAGGTACGATTCTTGAAAAATTCCCGTTTATGTCTAAGGCATCTGATGCAAAAGATGATTCTGGTAATTCTAATTTTTATAAAGAAGTTATCGCTAGCAGATCAGACTATATTCAATGGGCATCACATCCAACTACAATTTCGACAGGCACAGCTTGGGGCTCTACTGCAAATGCAACAACTTTTGCTAACTTAACTGCAAATGTGACCTCATCACTTTCTGGTGGTGTTGATGGCACAATATCAACTGCTAACACTATTAGTGCTTATAATTTATATAATAATGCAGATTCAGTAGACATTTCTTTGATTATCACAGGTCCTAATGCCAACACAATTAGCGCTTCATTGATTTCTCTAGCAGAATCAAGAAAAGATTGTATTGCATTCTTTTCACCGGCTAAAGCAGATGTTGTTGATAATGCTGGATCAGAAGCTGCAGCTTGCGTAACACGAGCTGGAAATATTGGTAGTTCATCTTATGCCTTTATGGATTGCGGTTGGAAATATCAATATGATAAGTATAACGATGTGTACCGTTGGGTACCATTGAATGGTGATATTGCCGGTCTATGTGCTAAGACAGACATTGAAAAAGATCCTTGGTTCTCTCCAGGCGGATTGAATCGTGGTCAAATTCGCAATGTTGTAAAGCTTGCATGGAATCCAAATAAGACAGAAAGAGACACTCTCTATGTTAGAGGTGTAAATCCTGTTGTTTCTTTCCAAGGCGAAGGCACAGTATTGTTTGGTGACAAAACATTGTTATCTAAACCATCTGCGTTTGATCGTGTCAATGTTCGCCGTTTGTTTATTGTGCTTGAAAAGGCTATTGCAAGATCAGCACGATTCTCATTGTTCGAATACAATGACCAATTTACAAGAGCACAATTTGTTGCACTTGTAGAACCATTCTTGCGTGATGTACAGGGTCGCCGTGGTATTACCGACTTCCGTGTTGTTTGTGATGAAACAAATAATACAGGTGAGATAATTGACCGCAATGAATTCATTGGTGACATTTATATCAAACCTGCTCGATCAGTCAACTTTATCCAACTTAACTTTATTGCCACTCGCACAGGTGTGGCCTTTGAAGAAGTCGTTGGAAAGTTCCAATAAATAAAAGAACAGGAGAAAAAAAATGGCATTTAGTGTAAATGAATTTAGAAGTCAAATGACAGGGGACGGTGCCCGTCCCAATCTCTTTGAAGTTTCTATGCCTTTTCCTGGCTTTTCTTCGCCAGCAAATGCACAAACTAAACTTACATTTATGTGTAAGTCTGCACAACTTCCTGGCTCTACGCTAGGTGTTGTGCCTGTCCAATACTTTGGTCGTGAACTAAAATTTGTTGGTAACAGAACTTTTGCCGATTGGACAATCACAGTTATTAACGATGAAGATTTTATTGTTCGTAACGCATTTGAACGATGGATGAACGGCATTAATAGTCATAATTTTAATGTGCGTAGTCCATTAGCAACATCACCATTCAGTTATTCTGTTGATGGTGATGTTACTCAATTCGGTAAACAAGGTAACACATTGAAGAAATGTAAGTTTATTGGATTATTTCCAACAGACGTATCTGCAATTGATGTTGATTGGGGTTCAAACGATACGATTGAAGAATTTACTGTTTCTCTCGCATATCAATGGTGGGAAGCTGTAACAGACGGTGTTGTGTAAGAGAAAGGCTTCGGCCTTTCTTAATTTTT